TCAACGATCAGGTTTTTCAGGTCGCGGGCAGCGTCAGCAGCAGCGGCGAAGTTCTGCGCGTTCAATGCGTCAGAAAGCGCCGTGCGCAACTCCCGGTATTGGCCGATCACATCAGCACCCGGGCCAAGCTGGCCGACACGATCCCCCGCGCTGTCAAGGTCGCCCTTTAGCAGCGCGATGTTCTCTTTCAACTTGCCGATCCGCGCCGTCAGAATGTCGGTGAAATTGTTGCCGTTTGGCTCGACTTCCAATGTGGCTTGCAGTTGCTCTTGCAGACCCGCAAGCTGATCCTCAAGCCCCTTTATCTCGCCCTCGGTCGCACCGACCACAGCAGACCCAAGGTTGTCTAGTTCACTGGCCAGCTTAGAGCTAAAGTTGTTGAATATGGTAGGGTCAAACAGCGCCTTCATATCAGCCGCTGCAGCCCGCAGTTCAATATCTGCCAGCGCGTCTGCCAGTTCGGAAACGGCAATCGTTATTTCGCCGTATTTCTTGCGCAAATCCTCAATGCCGCCAGCACTTGCCGCGACCATTGCCGCCTCGGCACGCCCTAAAGCGGCCTGCGCGGCGTCCAGCTTATCGGTAAAGGTTTTCACCTTGTCGCCGGTTTTGTCAGTCTCGCCACCGAGAGTGAAGAACATCGCGGCCAATGGGATGCCGACCGCCGCCACAGTCCCCAGAAGGGGCGCTACAAGGCCAAGTGCGCCGCCAAGCGCACCGAACCCGCCAAACAACTGCGGAAGCTGCTGGGATAAGATACGGCTGGCGCTGGTGCCCATTTCCATCTGCACGGCCATGTCACCAATCTGCGCGGCTGTGTTTTGCAGGACAAAGCGCCCTGCCCCGCCGATCTGCACTACCTTGCCCAAACCAGTCGCGGCCTTGTTCGATGACACAGCCATGCGGCTGCCCATTTTGTCGAACCGCTTTTCGATGTTCGTCGCTGTGCTGGTGCCGACCTGCGTGGCCTTAGACATCTGCTTCTCAAACTTGGAAAGCGAAGCCTCCATGCGCAGCATCAGGCCGGTGTCGATGTTCTGCGCCATAGCGGTTAAACCTTCATGCGTTCGAGCATTTCTTCAAACTCCGCCTCAGTTGGCGGCTGCACTTTTTCGCCACCAAAGGCGCGGCACATATGAATGAAGTCTTGGTATGACATTTCGCGCAGCGCGGACGGCGCAACGCCTAGCTTGGCAAATGACGCCAGCAATGGGCCAACGTCGTATGGTTCGGCAGGGTCGCCTGCTGGCTTGGTTTCATCGGGCTTGATGCCCTCCATGACGGAAAGCAGGATATCCAGCGCCAACTCTACCCGCTCGGCCATCGGTGCCGCATCGAATCGGTCTTTCATCAGCCGTTCCGCTTCAACCGACGACATGCCCCCGCCGATCAGGCCGAGGCGGATCGTGTGGTAAATATCGCGGGCGAAGTAGGTGTGGCGGCCAAGCCGCAGATAGATTTCGCCAAAGCCGACTTTTCCGCAGGCTTCTTCCAGATCCATCAGCTTGCCAAAGGGCAGGTTGAACGGGCGATCTTCGCCCGCCCATTGCTTGATGACTTCCGGCATTAGACTGCCGCCGTCCAAACGCGCTGACCTGCGCCCATGATCGATGCACTGAATGTCGCCGTACTCTTGCCTTCTGCGCCAAACTCCAGCGTGTCCAGAAACGCGGGCAGCGTGTAGAATCCGCCTCCGTCAGCAGTCGATTCATCAAACATGATCTTGATGTTTTTCTTCGTGGCGTCATCGGCCCATGCACGCCACTGCGTTAGGCTATCGCCCTTCGCTACACGGCCAGAGATGCTAACAGTCGTATCTTGGCTTTCCAGATAGCGCACAATCAGCGCAGGCAGGCCCAGCGGATCATCGCAGTCCAGCACGACATCTTCGCCCAGGTTGTTCTTGAGGGTCACGTTGCGGGCATTCGCGCCGCAGGGGAAAGCGAATGTTTCGGTTGGCGTAGCGCCATCACCTAACAAAATGATTAACTTGTCGGACAGATCGGGTGCAGCCATTGGCCTATTCCTTCTTTTCGGGTTCAACGGGGGTGGCGGAGCCGCTGGCAATCAATGCCTCTGCGGTTGCTTTCGGCAGGTTGTGTTCACCACCCGCGCGAAATGCTTGAATGACTGCCGGTTTTACCCGATGGTCAACGTCTCGAATGATCCTCACCTTCATGGGAACCTCCAATGTTAAGAATTGCTGTTGTGCTGACCGGCCTTGCGTTGCCGTCCGTCGCGTTGGCCGATGCCTGCGACAAAATACACGCCTCAATCGCAGCCGACTTTAACGCCGCCGCTGATGATGCCGCCCGATTGATCCAGCGGCGTTTTGACCTATTCAGCCTTGCGTCGAACCAGACGGGCAGCCAATTAGAAGCCGTCGCGCGTCAGGCCGGGGAACAGGCCGCAGCCATAATCTTGCAGGCCGAAATATCCCGCCGCAACGAACGCGCCGCGATTGATATGCTCTGCCCGATCAGCTTGCCTTGATGGCCTTGTTCATGGCGCGGGTAATGCGGTTTTTCACGCTTTTGCGCTTCGCCCGCCATACGGGGAAAAAGAACGGGTTTGCAGGCATTTTCACGGTGCCGAACTCTTGGAACCTTGCATAGAACGCCTTGCCGCCGCCTGCGTAGATCGTGATACGCATGGTGGCGTATTCATTGCCCGCCACCTTGCCCAGCGTGAAGCTGCCCTTTGGCGCATCGCCCCACGTCCAGCCAATAGACCCGGCCAGATCGCCGGATACATGCGGTGCGACCTGATACATCTGCGCGACGATTTCCTCTGCGATTTCCTCCATCGCATTGCGCACTTCCATTGCGACACGTTCGGGGATTGCGCCCCATCTGCGCTGAAAATCGGCCAAACCCTGCACCATGTCAGCGCTGCTCGATTTCTGCCGTGACGCTCAACCACGAATGCGAAGTCAGTCCGTCAGGGTCCATCATCGCCCGCACGCTTTCCACATAGATTCGGGTCAGCGCGTGAACGTTCATCTGCAATGGCTGGTTGTGCAGCGCGTTGTAGACCGCATCCGCCAAATCCTTCGCAGGCCGCAGCCGCTTGCTGCCGTCGCGCACCCAGCAGTCAATCTGGATGGTTTCCTCGCGCCCGTCGATGCAGTCCATATCCTCCGGCACAAAGTCGGACGGGCCGAAGCTGATCGCCGGGTAAGACGCGGGCTTGCCGTCCACAACGTTCGCGCCGACGATAGCCGACACGGCAGGGTCAGCGATAAGCGCGTTGTAGATCGCGGTTTGCAGTTCTGTTGATGCGGAAGCCATTAGCCTTCGGCCTGTATGCGCGCAATCTCATCATCTGCAAATTTCCTGACTGCGAGAATGCGGTGATCTTCGGGGAAAACGTGGCCAGCAAACCTATCCGACAAGCTAGTGACCGATCGGTCAAAGTCATCTAGACGACGCCCCGAACAAGTATCCGCCCATCCAAATTCGATAGAGCCTTTGCACTTCTCCGCCGCCCACTTGAGCGTGTTGCGGGAAAGACTAAACCGCTCGCCAGCACGATTGCACTTTTCATATACTGTGCGGGCGGTTTGCTCGGCCTCAAACTTGCTCTTGCATATAACCAGAACGTGCTGCCCAGCTTGCGCCATCTGTAGCGCACTTGATAAACCCATTGTGGACTTGTTTACTGTGTCAGTCATTTTTCACCCTTAATGCTTTTCATCACCTCAAAGGCGTTGAATACGATCCTAGCGGAATCGGTTTCGTCCATATCTGGAAGCGCAAGGATTCCTGCGATAAGCAGGATGATAGAGTTTTCGCGGATATTACCAGTTACCGCGAATTGCGCCTCGAATGCCGCCATGATCGGCTCAATGAAGTCATAGTCGATCTGGCTAATTCGGTTGTTATCATCTGTGCCCATAAATTTCACCGTCCGGGCTAGTGTTCTCAGATACAAGACGGTTCAGGGCGGCAACGTCAGCATTCAGCGAGCGCAGAATATCCTTATAAAATTTGGCGCTTCGTTTTGGCCAGCCTTTCCAGCTAGAAGGCTTAGCCAAATGACTCGCATCCTGCATGGAGCAATATAGCTCTGACAAACGTGTCGTTATAGCTGCGTCAACCATGCCAGAGACGGCTGTTTCGTATTTATTCTTGCGCCAATTCTGGGCAATTCTGGTGCGGATCGCATCGCTCGCAATCGCCTCAAATGAGTGGCCATAAAGCAGCATGTATGTGTAGACAAAAACCACGTCCGGCCCAGCGGATAGCATCGCCTCAAGTTCATCATTGTCGTAGTGAACGGCTTCGCCAGAAACATAGCTGGCAAGCCGTGGAATAGGCTTGCTATCATCTGCTAGCATTTGATCTGGGAACGGTGTAACCGTGTCGGTAGCCATACTTGAACCTCCTAAGTTCATTGTTGGTTAGGGCTGGATCGGTGCTGAATACACCTTTCCGGCTCGTTCATTGTAAACCTATATGATCTAAACGGCAACGCCTGATTCGACACGCAACCAGATCCACGCCCGGTCGGTGATCGCGTCAATTTCGCGGATATTGTATTTCACGCCGCGCCGCACGTCTCGCATCACATAGTCCGTCGTGATCGCCCGCGATGCCGCGCTAGACCGCAACTTGACGCGAAAGACCGCCGTGCCGGTCAATCCGCCTGCGTCAACCGCCTCTTTGCCGCGATCATATTCCAGCGATGCCCATGCTGTGAACACCTCGCCAAACGACACGTCGAAGCCGCCAGAACCGTCCGGCACTTTCGTTTCGCCGTCAAACGCAACGCGCTCATTTAGCTTGCCTGCGGTCATTAAATGCTGCCCCAGCGGTGCGGCGCAATCAGCGCCTCATATGCGCCGGTCGGCTTGGCATTGTCCGCAATCGTCTCGCGGTATTCGTAGAGCGTCCCGACGTGCAGCAATATCGCTGCCTTGATCGACCAAGGCACCTCTGCCGCTGCGCCGTATCCGGTTGTAAATGTCACGCGGACAGGGGCGGGGTTATCATCCTGCAAGCTGCCCTGCGAAAAGCTGGCAGGGAAAGACACGACAGGCCCGCCGACCATGCCAGCGACGTATGCCCCGGCCACGGTCTGCGGATTTCCGTCCGCGTCGTCATAGGCAACAGCCACATCGGACGCGGTAGGGAACGGCAAAGCCAGCGTATGATACCAGCATGGGAAGTCCTGCCTCCATGTCTGAGTTACAAGACACCGACCAAGGACGCCGTTGTAGCCGTCCAGATAGTCAGTCGCGGCCTGCACGATTGCCTCGATCAGAGTGTTGTCGTCGTCATAATCAACGCGCAGGTGCGCCTTCGCCTCAATCAGCGTGATGACCTGCTCGGCAGGCGGCGTGATAAGGACAGGGCGCAACTTCATCAGTCAGCGGCCTTCAAGCCATAAGCGACAGGATCGACGCCAAGCGCCTTAGCCTTTTCAAGCGTCATGCCGGAAGGCGATGGCTTTTCGACAGGCTTAGCCTGCTTCGCATCATCTTTGGTAGCCATTTGATTACTCCGAAAAAATGTGGTGAAGGGGCGGCGTTAACCGCCCCCGCGTTGATTAAACCGCAGCTTGCTTCAAGACCTTGAGGCCCTGTGGATCGACCACAGAACCGCCAACGCGCTTGGTTGTGTAGAAAAGCACCTTTGGCTTGGCGGTATATGGGTCGCGCAAAACGCGAACACCGGTGCGATCAACGATCAGGTAGCCCCGGCGGAAGTTTCCGAAGGCGATACCCATCGCGCCAGCAGCCAGGTCAGGCATGTCCGGCAGTTCGGTCAGCGCATAGTTCAGCAAAGTGGATGGCTGACCTGCGGCTGTGGACGGTTGCCATAGTTGGCGACCATCGGCATCGCGCAGCTTGCGGATTTTACCCATCGTTGTGCGGTTCATCACGAAACGTGCGTCGTTGGTGTAGGACGATGGAACCGAATAAATCAGATCCAAAAGTTCATCCTCTGTCACCGCTCCGACAGCAGCGGCAGTCCGCACTGCAATCGCGCCAAGGGGGTTGATAGCAGCGTTTACACCACCGGTGGCAAAGCTAAGGAAACCAGCGGGTTTGTTGGTGCCGTTGCCGGACACGAACGCAAGACCTTCCTGCTGAGAAAACTCAGTATTGACCTCGCCAGCGATCCACGCCTCAAGGTTCACCTCGGCATCATCCAGCATACCCTGCGTTGCGCCGGGGTTGGCGTAGATCTCACCGGTGGTGATCGTCATTTCACCGAACTGCGGTGTGTTGGTCTCAGGACGAGCCGCAGCTTCGCCAACCCAGCCGGAGCCAGTGCCGCGCAGGTTGAACAGCTTGGTAAAGGCGTTCTTTGAAATGGACTGCGTGGAAGCAATCGCCCGCATTGGTGACACTTCGATCAGCTTATCGGTGATCGTGCGGTCCCATTCCGTCGGGGCCAGATAACCGCCCTCTGCGTCCGCGCCCTTGTTCAGATTGGCCTGAATTTCGCCGCGCTTAAAGTGCGCATTAAACGATGCGGTGTATTCGGCATCCTTAACCGGCTCAGTGCCGCCCAGAGTAGAGGCAGCAGCAATCTTCATGTTGGCTTCATCGACCATCTTTTGCAGATCGCCGACACTTGCCTCGATGCGCGACAGTTTTTCGGTGGTCACAACGTCATCGAACTTGGCGTTGATTTCCTTGTCCTTATTCACAGTCTCGGTCTTGAAAGCAGACCAATCCCGTTGAAGGTTGGCAAGGATTTCTTTAACGTCGCCGGTGGCTTCAGCACGCACGGCAACAATACCGCGCTTGGCGGTTTGGTTCGCATAGGTCATTTTGGTTTCCTTAAATTAGACCTTGAACAGCCCAGTTGCGAGGGCTGCGATTTCGCCAGCGTCGTGCGTGACGGTTAGGCCAGCGTCTAGCGTGGCCCCTTTCGCCTCCGACAGAAGCGCTCGGCTTTCTGTGCGGGTGCGACCTTCGCGCCGAAGCGCGTAATCAATCGCGGCAACCGCCTTGATCGACTTGGAATTGTTTGCGGCAACCTTAGAGATTGCATCGGCAGGCAACAGCGCGTCAGCCAGACCGGCTTCAACAGCTTCATCGCCCGTCAAGTATGTTTCTGCATCCATCATTGCGGCAATCGCGGCGACATCGCCGCCTGCGCGATCAGCGTAAACCCCTGCCATTGTGGCGTCGAACTTTTCCATGTTGGCGATGACATCGACTAACTCATGCCGGTTTGCGATGATGATCGCCGAACAGTTGTGGATCATGAGATTGCCAGCCTTGCCGATCAGAACCTCGTCGCCCGCCATTGCAATGACAGATGCCGCAGACGCCGCGATACCAAGGATGCGGACAGTCACCTTCATTGGGTGTTCTCGCAGCAGGTTGTAGATCGCAACGCCCTCAAAGAAGTTGCCGCCTTGGCTGTTGATATCGACCACAACGTCACGGTCGCCAATCGACCGGAGCGCAGCGGCGATACGCTTTGCGTCGTTTCCGTCTGCGCCAATCTCGCCAAAGATGCTGATACCCGCCGGGGCCGCAGCAGAAGGCGCTAGGGATGCGTCCCATAGATCAAGGGCGCGATCGCTAATGTCAAAGGCATTGACGACAGGCATATTGAACGCCTGAATTTCAGGAAGTGCTCGTAGGCTCATTTGCTGCCCCTTTCTGCGCGCCCATTGGGGGCGGTAAATCGTCACGATTTGGCAAGTCCATCCAGTCGCGGACCTCGCCTTGGTGAAGCCACGGCTGATGACCGCCGGAGCCAAGACCTTTTGCGAAGAACTCAGCTTGATCTTTCATAGAACCGCGAAGCAATGCGCCCGCGTTAAACTTTGCCTCGTATTTGTCCGCGTCCGCGTCAGACAATAGCGAACGTTCAATCGCTTGTTCCCACGCCTGAAACCAAGGGTTCAGCGCATAACGCACAAAAAACTGGCCCAGAACGTCGATACCGGAACCCCAAGACGTGTCGTCTACGCCTAGAAGCGGGCGCGGCACGCCAAACGGGCGGGCGATTTCTTCGATCTGGTGTTTCCGTTGTTCAATGGCTTGACTGTCACGGCCCGTTGCCGGGGGTGCGTCAAAGTCCATGCCCTCTTCAAGGATCATGGTTTTGAATGCGTTGTCTGCACCTTCTTTGTCGGCCATGCTGGCCTTGAGGCGGTCAAACACTTCCTGCGACAACTTATTCGGGTGCTTCAGCATCCCGCCAACCATCATACCGTTATTGAAAAGCCGTGCAGACGCCCGCTCTGTCTGCTGCGCAAGCCCGATAGCCTCTGCGGCCTGCTTGACCATAGACAGGCCGTGGATGCCGTCCTCACTCATGCCGTTGCGCAGGTGGAAAACTTCACTCTGGGACATGGTAGTTGGGCTGCGGCCATCCGAACTTAGCGTGTAAGTCAGGGACCAATCGTCGTTCTGCTTGACCGTCACGCGGCCCGCAGCGAAAGGCACAAGAGCAATCACCCGGTTGCCGCTGCGAACGATGCGCGCGTAGGCGTTGCCCTCAGTCAGCGCCATCTGCTGCATATAGCTTCGGAACTCAAAGGCGGTTTGCCAGCTATTCGGCTTGCGGTGCAGAACCTTGAACAGTGGGTGTTCTTTGGCGTTCCTTTTCGTTTCTACCTCTTGCAGGTGCAGCGGCAACATGCCGATTGCAAATGCGATCAGAGAGACGCAGCGCAAAACGGTTGTATTCTTGAGCGCCGCCTTCGTGCCAACATATGCGCCGGATGCGGTCAGGCTGGCACCGCCAGATCGCATAAACTCTTTCAGGGCCGGGTCATCAAGACCGCTGAAAATGCCGCCCTCGCCCGCCATCGCTGAAACTTTCGGTTCAGGTTTGGCGTCTTGGCGGCCAAATAGACCGAATAAATTCATTGCCACTCCTAAAACATCAGCAATCCGCGATCTTCATAGACCGATGGGCCTTCGTTTTCGTCCAATAGCCAGCGCCCCAGCGCCATCATTGCGGCCACCGGGCCGTCGATCTTGTTCGCCGCACGCTCTTTTGCGGGGCTGTGAATGTCGCCAGTCTTTGACCGGTTCACCACGTTAGACAGCATCCACGCAAAAGCGGGTTCGCCGTCGTGGATCAGCTTCTTGTCTGCGATCAGCGCATCCATTTTGCGCATCGGTTCGTTCATCAGGGTCGGACGGTTGGCGAAGTCGATGCACGCAACGCCCTGTTCCATCAGTTGCACGGCCATTTGCCGGGAATGCAGCGGGTCAAAGGCGACCTCACGCACGTCAAACAGCTTGCACCATTCCAGAATGTCGGCTTCAATCTCGCGGTCGTCCGTTACCGCCCCGTCCGTCTGGATCAGCACGCCTTGATCGCGCCACAGCCTGAAATGCTCGTTTTCCGGCAATTCCACGGTTTCCTCTGGCGCGTAGTAGCGCCCAAACCGCACATAGCCGTCGCCCTGCCGAAACAGGATTTCAACCGCCGTCAAGTCGCGCTTTTCGGCCAAGTCAACACCGATGATCGCCTCTTGTCCGGCAAAGTCCTCTAGCTTTAGGTCTGGATTGCCCGCCTGCTGATACCGCAGGACGTTGAAATAGGCGTCACGCGCCTGCACCCACACGTTGAGATGCTTTGTTTTGAACTGCCCAGCCTTGCGGGGGCTTCCCATTGCCTCGCGCTGGCGGGCTAAGAGAAAATCTTCGCCCACGGAAACGCCGAAATTCGGGTTGGCCTTGCGCAGATTGGCAGGGTCCGTCCAATCGTCATCAGCATCAACGCCGTAAACAAGCGCGAATGTCTCGTCATCTTGCCGCGTGCCTTCTAGCATCGCCTGCGCTTCGTGCTGCATCGCGTAACAAGGGCCTGCGATGTTGTCGCCCGCCGTCGTGATCGCCAGCATCATCGGCTGTTCACGCGCACCCATGCCCGTTTCCATTGTGGAATACATCGCGTCGGTGTCGTGTTCGTGGTATTCGTCAACAATTGCGCAGCTTGGCGATGCGCCGTCACCCGGCTTGCCAATCAGCGGTTCAAACCGGCTTTCATTTGCCAAGACGTGCAGGTTGGACGCGTTCACCGTCAAACCGTAATGGCTCAACATGGCGGGCGACTTCAACGCCATCAGGCGGGCAGGACGAAACACCTCCCAAGCCTGCTTTTCAGACGTCGCGCCGGAATAAACCTCTGCGCCGTGTTCGCCATCAGCAACCAGCATGTAAAGCCCGATTGCCGCAGCCAGTGCCGACTTGCCGTTCTTGCGCGGAACCAGCAGCAGCACCTTGCGGAACCGCCGCATGTTGTCCTTGCGCCGCAGCCAGCCAAAGACGCAGACCACGAAAAACACTTGCCAAGGCTCAAGGATCAGCGTTGCCTTTTGCGCCGCCCATTTGCCCTTGGTGTGCGGCATCAACTCGATAAACGCGCACGCCTTTGTCGCGGCCTTGCCATCGAAGCGATAAGCAAAGCCGTCGTCGGCCTGCCAATCCAGATCGTCAAGGTGACGCTGACAGGCCAGCTTGATATATTTGCCCGCCGGTATCTTGCCGCTAAGAACGTCGCGGGCGTATTGCTCTGCAACGGCGGGATAGTCTGTCACCCCAGCACCGCGAACGGATTAGCCGCCGCCGCCTTGCCTGCGGAAACCTTAGACCGCGCCGATGGGGTCAGGCCGAACTCTGCCAAGAGAGATTGCGCATGGCGCATTGCCTCGTTCCGCATGGCTACCTCTGGCGCAGCACGCCGCATCCGCACATTGCCGTCGTCGTCCTTTTGCTCATACGTCCGCCCACCATCTTCAATCGCAGCGGTCATCAACTCGACCTCCTCGATACGGCTGGCCAGCAATGAAAGCGCGATCTGGTCGTCAGGCGATGCAATGCCCATACCTAGAAGCGTGGCCGACATTTGCGCGAACAATTCCGCAGCGCGTTCGGACAGCCAATCGGGGGCAACAGCCACACCGGGATTAGCCGCAGGGGCTTCGAGGTTCATCCGATCAGGACGAGCCGTGCCTTTGACCACTTTCAGGTGATCGGGGGTTGGTTTTCGGCCCATGTTAACGGCCCTCACATTTTGTCTTGATTTTGACGGTATTTAAAAAGCACAGAGCCGCCGGTCCTGAATAACCCAGCCCTAGACTTTCACCCACCCCCGCCCCTGTAGCGCGCCTCTAGTGGCCTTGGGCGCCTTGCGCCACTCGACCCACCGCAGCAGATCGTCGCCCCTGTAGCGGGCTTCTGCGCGGGCCTTGTCGCTATTGTGGTGCTTGGCGCATAGGCCAGTGAATGTGTTTATCCAGAACAGGTCTGCATCGCCTTCGTGCGGCAGGTCGTGATCGCATACCGTGGTCGGCTCAACCCTGCCGTCTGCCAAGCAATACTCGCACAGTGGGTGCTGCCTGATGAACGCGGCGCGGAAGGTGTCCCATCGTGCGTCGTATCCACGGTCGCGGGCGCTGCCCCTGTTCTCGCGTGGCTTGTGCGTGTGCTTGGCTGCGACCGTGTGCTTGCCGCCTATGGTTGGGCGTCTGTGTGTGCCGGGTGCAGCAGCCATGCGTGTGGCCTCATGTGCGGGTGATGGTTGCGCGTCGGCTGGTGTGCCGTGCTGCGTAAATGGCAAAGGTGGAGGGATTCGAACCCCCGACACGCGGTTTTGGAGACCGCTGCTCTACCTGACTGAGCTACACCGATAAATGGCGAACCCTTGAGCCGTGGCATCAGAGGGGAAAGCCGTATTGCTGAGAATTGGTTGCCCGTCTCTCCGGGCTGTCACAAGTTTGACCGTATGTTGCGGGCCAGCGCCCTTCCCTTGGGCTAGATCACGGACTCGAACCGTGGGCTTCTGACTTATCGAACCCCATGTAGTCTGGGGAATTGCTTACGCAGTGGGGACTGCCTGCGCCGGAACGCGACCCCACCGCCAGTGCGCCCGATTGCTCTGGTGCGCTAATAGCCCTTGGCTACCACATGCGGTGCGTGAACGCAAGTGCTATGACGTGCGCCATGTTATCAGGATATATGCCGAAAATACAAACCCCGATGCGCCGAGGCCCCCCACGAAAAGACGCCCACTCAGCGTGATTAGACAGCGCATAGGCAAGCGCCACCGTTACGGCGAAGGCGGCTATAAGCGCGCCTGCTATGAAGCAACGGAACTTTTCCATCATCCCGCCCTCACATCAAGCGGATCGAACTGCACCGGCATACCGCCCGCCGTGGTGCCTGCGATGCGCTGCCACTTGTCGTGCGGCGCTTTCACCAGCTTCTCAAACGTCACGAGCATATCAGCGAACGGCCCCGAAACCACGCGCAAGGGCTGGCCTTTTTTGTATGCGGTCACACTCGCCCGCGAATTGGCGTCTACGCGCTCAGCGGCGCTAAATGCGGCCTCTACTTCGGCCTTGAACTGGTGCAGGCCCATAACGCCGTCGCCGCCTTTCAGCGCCCTTCCTGCAACAAGCGTCATCGTCGGGGATACATGCGCCACGCTGGTCACGGTGAACATGTCCTGCGGGTCCATATCAACCACGATGTAGTTGGGCAGTGCTGGCACATCGTAGCGCGTCCATTCCCTCGACTTGCCGGTGCGCTTGAACTCTACGCGGGTGCCGCACCATGCGTTGATGCCAAGGAGGCGCAGTTCTTCGATCACCCACAACTGCTTGCGGGTCATTCCAACGCGGATCGGTTCGCCGTCCTCGTCGCGTGTCGGTGCGTGGGTGTCCCGGCATACGCCCCCGGATACGTAGGCAAGATATGTGGCCATGATGCTCTGTCCTCTGTAGCGGGGTGTGGTGGTTATCGTTGAACCAAGCTGTGCGGTAGCGGTGCATCCGTGACGCTGACCGGCTCATAGGTTGCCTCGAAAATATCCGGCTTGCAGGCGTAGAACTCGCCTTGCACACCCCTGATGATCCAGTCGCCCTCGGTCGCTACATGCTTGGCGCGGCCATCGCTCCCATCTTCCAGCGTCACGATGTCGGCCTCTGCCTTTGCGCCGGGGTGGCGTGCCTTGCGAACGTTCTTCATTGCTGGGCAAAACCAGGCCATTAATTCGGTCTGCGGATATACAAACTGCATCGCCTCAATGACGACGGGCTTCTTACGGAATTTCATGCGTTCTCTCCTTTGCTGTGCGGCTTTCCGGCGTCTGCGCTGGTGTCGTGCAGTCGCTCCATCCCCATGATCTGCATGATGCGCGGCGTCTTTACCGGGCAGTAGCGCATGGCGACGATGGCGGCGGCTATCTCGATGTGATCGGGCGGTATGCTGCCACCGTGTAGGATTGCGGCGGATAGCTGGTGGCGGGTGGTGGCGCGGCTGGGGTCAGTCATCGCATTTCTGCTTAATGCTAAACTTAAGCGTTGTTAGGTCGTAACCGCGCCGATCCAGTTCCATTGCCAAACCGTCAGCATAATTCCCGATCTCGCCTTCTAGGGAGTTTGACAAAATCCGGCAGTCTGCCTTTTCAGCGCCGCCGCCGCCCCATGCATAAACAATGCTAGGTTCGGCAAACCTGTCAGCACGCCCCCATCTCGCAATCAATTCACCATGGTTTGCTTTTGGCGTCATTACCCGCTTACTCATCCCCTGCCCTCCTCTGTTGCGTTGATTGCCTCGCGCAGGGCAGTTGCGGCCTGCGTGTATGCCTGTCCGGGGTATTGCTTCGCCATCCGGTCGTAGAACGCGAGGCGGCGGTCAGCATCGGCAACCGCGAACGTGTCGGACCATAGGTTGCCTGCCATATGGATGCTGTCGCCGTCGCCGTCGCGATTGGCTGTGAAGGTTGCGGCGGTCATGCGCGGGCCTTCTTCGCGCGGTCTTTGGCGACAATCTTCATCTCAGCGGCAGAATCCCGCATCTTGCGCACCATGATTGCCTCTAGTGCCGCCGCTGCTGTGATGTTCCCCGACTTTGAGTATTTAGGCCGCTTGGCAAGGCCCAATCGCGCTACGGCTTTGTGTACTGTCGCAGACGATTTATAGCCAAAGTGACGCTGCATTTCAGCGCCGCTTACGTTCATGTTCCACATTTCAGTGAACAGATTTTCATCTACGGGTTTTTTCGACGTGGTGCGATAAGGCAGGCCAAGCCTCCTTGCTTTATGGAAAACGGCGGCAGGCGTGACGCCAAGCATTTCGGCAACCTGCTTAATCGTCGTTTTGCGGCTTGATATGATGGGGGCCAAGACTTCGCGGGTAATCCCGTCTAGTGGATACGGGCGGCTTCCCCTTGCAAACTCCAGCCCCAGCTTTTTCACTTTGCGCAGAGCTGTGGTTGCAGACACGCCGTGATATTCTTGCGCCTCTTTGCGCGTCATGCCTGCCGCTGCGCATTCCGCCCACGTCATCGGCGCTGCTGTGATGGGGCCGTGCTTGCTCATAGGGTTGCCTCGTCTTGTGTCAGGTCAGAACGAACAAACCGCCCATCCAGGAAGTCACGCGCCACACGCACCCAAGCCACCGATCCTTCACGGGTGGACCTGTAGATAACCACAGGCTCTTGCCCACCCTCTGATAGTGCGACCCCCTCCGCGATGTAGTCACCGCCGCTCTTGCTGTGCCGCCACTTCGAACCCACTGGCACGGCCTCAGTCGCGGGGCGCACCATTTCAGAAAGTTTTTCATCGGTTAGATATTCGGTCATGAGGCTTCCTCGTGCTATTGGTTTAGGTGTAAGCGTTTGATATTGCGCGCTTAAAACGGAATTTCGTCCCCTAGGTCGCGATTATCGCCGCCCTGCCCGCCATTGCCGCCGCCGTATCCGCTACCGCCGCCGCTGTTGCCGTAGCCGCCGGTGTCGCGCTGGCCGCTGTCACGGTCGCCGTTGCCGCCTCCGTTGTTCGCGCCGTCCAGCATCGTCATGACCGCGCCGGGGCCTTGCAGCACAACCTCCGTAGAGTAGCGATCAGCGCCGCTCTGGTCCTGCCATTTGCGCGTTTGCAGCTTGCCCTCGATGTAGACCTTGCTGCCCTTTTTCAGGAACCGCTCACAGATGCCGACAAGCCCGTCCTGCATGACTGACACGGTGTGCCACTCCGTCTTTTCCTTGCGTTCGCCGCTGGTCTTGTCCTTCCACGTCTCGGATGTGGCGATGCGCAGGTTTGCGACCTTGCCGCCGTTGCCGAATGTCCGCACTTCGGGGTCAGCGCCCAGATTTCCGATCAGAATTACCTTGTTTACCGATCCAGCCATCAGAAATATCCCCCGTCCATTGTCCGGCCACAGCGGCCATTCTCTACCTTAGTTTTACGCTCCCATCGCTGCGACCGCGCCTTGGGCAGTTTCAGCTTGGCGGATTGGTGGTAGCCGACTTGGCGCTCCATGCCGTCAGCCTTCCAGCCGTCGCCGTCCGGCATTGTCGGGGCGTCACCGCTTGGGCGTTCGCCTTCTGGCGTCTCCACAAGGTCGGTTGTTTCCGCATACTCATACGGGCGGCCAACCTCGGCCCATGCCATGCACTTTGCCCCGACGCAGGGCGCGAAGTTGTTGAACGGGCACCAGTGATCGCCTGCGTTTGCTTCTTTGATCGTCGGCATGTTCAGTTGCCCCCTGCGATTGCGGTTTCGTATGTGTCCAGCAGGGCGTCGGCCTCTGCTACGTCGTCGCGGCTTTTCTTGCGGCGCGCGATGACGGTGTTGAACGTCGGCAGGTCGTAGCCAAACGATTTGACCTCGGCGTTCAATTCCTTGATGTCGTCAGCCGCGTCAGCCTTGACGGCTTCGAGCCGCTCCCGGCGCTCCACGAATGCGGTCAGTTGTGCGTTGTCGGTCATGCTGTTTCCTTTTTCGCTTTAGCTGCGGCGCGGGCTTTCTGCGCGTTCTCTTGGCGGGTGACGTATGCGGCTTCGTGCTTCGCCACGGCTTCCGCTACAAAATCAGCGCACGACTGCTTTGCCGCCTCTGCCGTCTTGCCGTGCCAGAACACCGGATAGGTGTCGTATGGATGCAAGCGGGCGATGAACGTCGCGCCAGTGCCGTCGTTGTCAACGCGCTGAAAAACGTGGATCGGCGCGTTCCGCATCGGGTGTTCGATGGTGTCGGTCATTGCGATTTCTCCGGTGTGTGAACTGGCGCGGCCTGTCGGTTGCATGGCCAGTGAATTGCGTTGATGTGGATCAGGGCGTTGAGCCGCTGGACGGATATGCCAAGGATCGGCGCGGCCTCCGTCTGCGTGATGTGTCGGGATGCTTGCGCCTTGATCGCGGCGATGACCTCGCGCTTGTGGCGGGCCTTCATGGCGGGGATGGTCTCGGTCATGCGGAAACCCACTTGATGCGCTCGTCGCGATATTGGATCGTCTTGCCGTTGATCTTTTCTCCACGCATCAACGCGGCTTGGGTGCAGGCGTCACAGCGATCAATCCCCTCCCCCATGTGCTTAGTCTTGATCGCGTTGAAGGTGCCGCATGTGCAGCGGCAAACCCATCTGGCAATCCACTTTTTGCGCCCGCCTGGCTTCTGCATCACGCCCAAAACTGTCAGGCGGCCAATGACCTGCCCTGTGTAATCTGGCTTGTCGGTTGCGCCTCGCGAAGTGATTAGCTGCGCACGCGGCAACAGCGGCGGGCAGGTGTCGAACGTCAGACGTGTTGTCTCAAACGCGTAGTGCGTCCCGTGACTGGCAGACGCCCCGGCCTGCGCGTTAAGCGGCGCGGATGCTGCGATGCGGTCAAAGTCGGTCATGCGCTGGCCTTCCAGAAATAGGGCCGCACCGCTTCGCCGTAGCGATCCTCCATCATGCGCTGCGCGTCTTGGCGGTAGATTTCGATGAAGCTGTGGACGCTGCCCTTGCGGTAGCTTTCGATCTGGTCGCGGGTCACAAGCCGCGCCCCGATCATGCGCGAAGCCTGCAAGCCCCAGATCGCCGCCTCTTGGACGCTGCGCCCGTCGTTGATCAGCTTCGCAGCTTCGCGGTCATAGTCGCGCTGTTCGTCGGTAGCGCGGGTGGATTCAGTCGGCGCAATCGAAGGCAAGGCGGCGACGAACTCGGCCTGCGTCGGCCATGCGTAGCTGTCGTGGCGGTCAAACACGGTCTGGAACACGCGGCGCAGATTGTCGCGGAAAGTATCCTCGCGGCCAATCGGCAGCTTGCGGTTCATCGCGTCAGCAATGCGGCGGATCACGGCCTCTTGCTCGGACGGGTCCATGCCACGCGGCGGGGTGAAGCCTTGAAGGCCCTCCTCGACTAGCATCGCGGTGCAGACTTTCATGCGGTCTTGGAAATTCATTGGTTAGCCCCTTCGATCAGTCGTTGCTTCAAATTCTTATCAACCCCAAATGTTGGGCCATCCCTTTTGCGCCCCCTCTTAGGGGGTTGGGGGTATGGTTCCTTTCCCGGTTCCTTTCCAAGGTTCATGGAGTCCGAATTTAGGACACGGGATGCGGGTTTTTTCGGACACGGCTTGTCGCTCTTTTCGGACACGGGCCGTGTATCGTTTTCGGACGCGGCACCTACTACATCTTGTGGCTGTGTCTTATTTTCGGACGCGGACTTTTCAGCGCCGTCCATCAGCAAAATGTAGTCGGTTGCCCGCTGCCGATTTGTCTTTGGATCAATTTTTGGGATGCGCTTAATCAGGCCCAATTCCTCCAACTTTGCCAAATGCAAGTTGACGGTTGAGCGGCTCATTTCGCATTCATCTGCCAAGGTGTCTTGGCGTGGATTGCACTGTCCGGTGTGGCCATTGTGGCAGTCAGAGAGAAACCACAGCACAACCTTAGTTGCGGGCTTCAATCCCTTCTGGCGGATAGCCCAATTCGTAGCTGCATGACTCATAGAGTCACCAAGCCATCTTGCGCACGAGGCGCAGGCGCATTAAATGGGGTCAAAGGTCGTGATCCTTGGGTTAGAGCTTGGGTTGCGACTAGGAGAGGCCGGTGCGCTAACACCGCGTCCTCTCCGCTTTTTATGGCATGGATACCCACGCGCGGCAAGGTAAATGTCATGCCTCGCCCCTTATTTTCATGGCGTTTTCTGCCCATTGCGCGACAATCTCGGCCACGTCATCGACAGTCCGCAGCAGGGGAACCTCCCACTCGTCAACGAAAGCGTTTTGCGTCGGCTGGTCTTTGCGACGGCGGGCCTTGATGCCCTTCACCTCGGCCAAGAACACGCAGCCACGGTAACGGCAAAGCAGATCCACAGGCTTGTCCATGCGCTCTACGGTTACGCCGTGCTTTTGCAGCGCCTCGACGATGGTTTTTTCGTTTGCATCGCGCTTGGCTATTGCGGGGGGGCGTCTCATAGCAGGCCCTCCTGCACACGCGATTCAATGATGGGCCAATAGTCCGGGAACTGTTCTGCGCCGAGCCAATCGCGGCCTAGACGCTGCGCAACGGCGGCTGTTGTCCCGCTGCCCATGAACGGATCAGCCACGGTATCCCCGGCAACACTGGTTGCCAGAATTGCACGCTCCACCAGCGCCTCGGGGAACTGGCAAGGATGGTCAGTTTTCTCGGGGTGATTGTGCTTTACGTTACTTATGTCCCAAACATCTCCGGGGTTTTTACCTAGCGGATTTCCCGAAAGCTGGCCCTTCTTCGGACCCTTGAAGTGCCGCTTATTTGGGTATTTTGACGGGACACGGATCGAGTCTAGATCGAACAGGTAACTGTCGGTCTTGGTGAACCACAAGACGGTTTCGTGGCGACCGGACAGGCGCTTAGATGCGTGCAGCCCATGCCCGAACGTCCACACAATCCGGTTGCGAAGCTGCATCCCAAGTGCTTTAAAGATTGGGTAGCATATGACATCCAAGGGCACGACTTCCCCACGGCTCACATAATTTCCGACGTTAAAGAATATTGACCCGGTTTCTGAAACGGCATCAAACATGCCACGCGCAACGCTTGAAACCCAGATCTCATATTCGGCAAGGCTCGTGCGGGTCTCGTATTCTTTGCCGATGTTGTATGGTGGCGATGTAACAAATGTCTGGATACCTCCGGGCCGCAATTCCGACAGGAATTCCAAACAGTCGCCGCGATATAGGTTCCTCATTGCTTCACCTCATACGCGGCCTGTGCGTTGGCCCTGTCAGCCAGTAGGACGGCATAGGCGGGGGATATTGCGGGGGCATCCACGCCAGCGCCGCCCCCATGACGCAAAGCAACGGGAGGGAGGTTTCCCGGCGACGTGGAATTGGTGAAATGTGAGAGGATACGGGTCAGCATCATGCGGACGCCTCCGAGGCTAGGATTGCGTTGCCGATCAGTTCGGGGATTTGCGGCACAACAGAGTTGCCGGCGGTCTTTATGCGACGTCGGTCCATTGCGGGGGAAACCCCATCGCCATCTCGTAAAGGGGCGCGACGTTCTGCCATGCGACACCAGCCGTCAATGCCAGCGTCGAAAGCGACGGGGAATGCCGATCCCGTGCAGCTAGGAACGCGGTAGTCCGCGATAGGTCTTTGTAGTCCCGTGCGTTTGGGGTAGGCAGTAATCCAGACACGTTCGCGACGGTGGGGAGCGCCCACGGCTGACGCTGGTATGTTTTCCCATTCCGCATCATACCCGCACTCGGCCAAGTCTCCGAGAACTCGGCCAAACCATCCGCCAGGCGAAGTGTCTGGGCCAGCAAGCAATGCTGCGACGTTCTCCACGATGACGTATCGGGGTCGTAACTCGCCAATAAGACGGACGATTTCAGACCAAAGGCCGGAACGGGTTCCTTCGCCCATGCCACGCTGCTTTCCTGCGACTGAAAGGTCTTGGCAAGGGAACCCGCCTGTGATGACATCGACGGAAATTCCATCGGCAGCGAGCCTTGAGCCTGTGAGTGTGCGAACGTCGTCATATTGCGGAACCTCCGGCCAGTGCTTCGCCAAGACGCGGCGGGGAAAATCTTCAATCTCGCAGAAAGCCACAGTCTCAAAGCCGCCCGTGCGCTCTAGGCCAAGGCTGAAACCGCCAATTCCGGAAAACAGGTCAAGGACGCGTAACTTTCTCACGCCACACCGCCAATCTGGTCGCACACGTCAGCCGCAGCGTCAGGGGCGGGAACGTAATACGAGGTCCGCGCGTCAACGAACCACGCAAAGCTAGTGCCTACGCGGTCGCGGGAACTTACAACGGCAACACGCGCCGCGCGGGATCGGGCGATAGGCGCAGGCGGGATCAACAGCGGGCATGGGGGGAGCGTGATGCGGGTCATGCGGACATCCAGACGATAGTGCTGTAGGAAATCAGTTCGCCGTTTGGGAAGTCGCGGCGGAAAATGCCCTCGAACATTTCACCGGCTGACAACGCATCTTTCGCTGTCACATCCATTCGCCCCTTGCGGGACGGCGCTGCGGTGTAAGAGATGGTGAACCGCGTTCTGACGACTGGATTTGTCATGCGCGGGCCTCCGTGGGGGTGGGGGATAGGCCAAGGACGCGGCGCAATTTTCCATCCTCAGTCAGCTTGGATATTTCTGCGCGGATGTCTGAGAGGGGCAAACCGTCAATGGCGTGGATATCCTCAACGCCGTATCCTTGACCTAATCTAGCGTGGATAATTGCGGCGGTTTCGCCCTCGGCGTTTCCATCGTATCCTAGCGCAGTGCACACGCCAGCACCGCCAATGGCCTTTAGTTTGGCCTGACGCACTTGCAGCATCGTGTCGCCTTTGGCGATAATACGGCCCTGAGACGCATTAGTCTGAAAAGCCCAAGTAACAACCTCGCAGGGCAGAACCTCCAAAAACAGGCCGTCAAGTTTTGCGTTTGCAATCACCCATTCGCCGTGATCGCGATAGCGGTCGGCAGTAGCGAGAATGTGGCGCTCCCAAGCGTCAGCTTCTGGGCGAGTTGCCAGCTTCACGACATGACGAAACCGCATTTCGAATGGGGCTTGCGCACGCATGTACTGAAAGCGAGATCGTGGGTTGGAACTTGCCCCAACTTTGGCAAATCCAGCCTGACGCGCCTCTATGCAGTATACAAAATGCTGCACTTCCCTCATGACGCCACCGACTTAACGGCAAGGTCATCGACAACGTAAAAGTCGCGCAGACTTACATCAACTTCGCCGCGTTTACTGGCTGCAAGAATTATATCTTGCGCGGACCGAGGCACAACGCCACCAGTCCCACCGCGATTTTTTGGGTAGTCCCACTTGTAAACGCTGGCTAGGGTTCGCCCAGTGAGTAGGGCTGTTGCGGCAACTCCGCCGCATTTATCAATGATCTGTTTGGCAGGGGTCATTGTGCACTCCGATTGCTCGCGTGCACTTTCGCTCATCGAAAGTCTTTAGTCAACACCTTGTCTTTCGATCTTCGAGATATCATCTAAAATCAGGTTCGATATTCATAGGGTTATGAGAATGCAGTGGATAGATCAGCAACTTAAGCAGCGGAAGATGAACCGTCGGCAGCTTGCCGACGTCATCCCAGGCATGACTGAAACCAAGCTGTCCCTATCTATGAGCGGCCAGAGGAAACTATCCGCAGATGAGGCGGATGCGATCCGTCGCCACTTTGGGTATCAACTGCCTGACGATCCGATTGATACGCCTTTGGGCAGGATACATGAGCAGCTAGCCATGCTTGGTGACAGTCAAATACATTCTGTAGCTCTATATCTGGAAGCCCTGACGGGTAACGCGCCTGAGCGGCAGCAAGCATAGCAAAAAACACCTGAATAGACTCATTGTTTACCTCAAGACCGACCGATTTTAGTGTCAGGTCATCGTTTCCGCTTGTCATAAGTTAAACTCCTTAAAGATTTACAGATTGCGCATGGCTTTCGATTTGCCGCAAGGCGCTTTGCCGTCAAACGTAATAATTTTCGATTTACGAAAGTTTTTGCTTGCGTGACGGCTTTCGATGAGCGAAAGTATCCTCAACGGCACTAACGCCGCATAGAGGATTGCCCCATGAAAACCACCGCCGCACCGACGACCGCCGAAAGCCCGCTGTCAGTCAGCATTGCTGAAATGATGGCAAACCCAGAGCGCCGCCAGCGCCTCGTGGACGCATCGGAGCGTGCGCTCGAGGAAAAGCTGATTGAGCAATTCAAGTGGAACCTGCCGGACAGCATCAG